CCGGGGCCGGGGCAGCCACAGGTGGCGCGACCTTCGCAGGCTCCTTGACCGGGGCCGGAGAGGTAGGCGTTCCGACGTCCGGCACCTTGTCGAGCGGCGTCGAGGTGATCGAGGAGATCACCTGCCGCACCGTGAGCCGGTCTGCATCGGAGGCGGAGTTAGTGTACTTGAGGAGTTTGCGGCCGAAAATCACGACCGCGTCGTCGTAATCCCGTTCGGCCTCGACATGCCCGGCGATTGAGAAAGTTATGGCGCCGCCGTTTTCGAGCGGCACCGTGGCGCCGAGGATGACCTCTTTCGGGGTGAATGTCATGACCTCGCCTCCTTTTGGGCGTTCCACCATTCCGAGAAATGCTCGATACAGAGCACCCGGTCGGTGTGCGGCTTGGTCTTCTCCCGGATATCCTCCGGGACGGGGATGCCACAGACCTCGCAGCAGGTTGGGCCTGCCGACGGCACCGTGCCGACGTATCGCGGCTCCGGCCGGTCTCCGGTATCGATCTCCTCCGGGGCGTAGAGGCCGGAGATCGAGAAGGCCCGGCGAAGCGCATGAACCTCGGCCACTTTGGTGATCATGGTCCTCGGCTTGTCGCGCCAGAGGTTCTTGCCAGTCGAATACTCGGACGCATAGACCTCCGAGCAGAACGGCCGGCTCATGTCTTTCCTGTAAACCTTGCACCAGCCGACGAGATCCTTGCCATCCTCGCGGACGCCCGACTCCATGCCGTCAAACACGCCGCTCCGGTGCGCGATTGCCAGATACCCGTCTCGGCCGCAGAATATTTGCGCCGGGTTCTCTCCATACTTGACGAGCCAGATCTGTCGGGCAAACGGATCTAGCTGGTATTTCCGGGCCAACTCGACCATGACGCCGAACTCGTTGTCACTCGCCCCCTTCGCGAACATGTCGCGGATGAGCTGGAGTTTCTCGCGGTCGTAGGTTGCCGGGGGCGCCGCGTGGGTCGCGGCCGGTAGGTCGGACATCAGTCCACCTCCACCGGAGCGACCGCGATGCAACCGAGTTGCCGGTCATCAAACCGCGCCTCGCCGTCGAGCCCGATCAGGAGCAGGTGCACGTGCTCGGGATCTGGCGCGAAGATGCTCCCGATCTCGACGTCATCGTAGCCGCACGCCTGGAGCGCCTCCAGCGCCCGGATCACCGTCTCGATCCGGTACTCGCCGACATGGTGCGGGGTGTCGCCTTCCTCGAAGGCGGCGACGTAAAACGCACCTGCCGGGGCGTTGCTGTCGGAGAACGTGCCGCAGGGGAGCGCGGGGATCATTCCGATCCCTCCGAGCGCTCATACTCAACACTGACACCGATCTCCTTGACCTCGACCTCGCAGCAGTCGTCGAGTGCGGCTTTGCCGAGCAGGGTCTCCGCCTTGCCGATTGCGATGGTCGCACACTCGACAAACGCCTCCGCGCCGTGTTTCGCAAAGAAGAGTTTCGGGATCACCGTGCGCTGCTTGCGGGTTCGGATCTTGAGCAGGAACGAACCCTGCTTGCTGATCCCCGCCGCCTTCGCCTGCTCGATGCAGGTCCGGCGCTCCTCTTCGCAGCGGTCGATCAGGCGCTTGATCTCGATGACGTCCGGCCGCTCGTCGAACTCCCGCTGTAGGGCAGCGAGCGCCTCCCGATACTCATCGGCCCGGATCCGGGCCATGAACGCGCGTTCGAGTATGTCGGTCATTCCGACCCACTCCCGCGCATATTCTCGAGCGCCTTCCGGATATCTCCCTGCATGCAATCATCCCCCGCCTGATTGCCGAACGCGCACTCTTTACAGGTGTATTCAGCCGGGCACGGGTGATCGATGATCGCCAGGATCGCGTCGTAATCCTCCTGCCCCTTGAGCGCCCGCGGCGACAGGTCGCGGTCGATGCCGTCGAGGATGCTGCGTATCTGCGCCAACTGGTCGCGGATGTCGGTCATCAGCGACGCCCCCACTCGACCTGCATCTCTTCGAGCGCGCTCACCGGGAGGTCCTCGACGTACCGCACCCGGTGGATGCGACACCGCTCGGCCAGGGCCGCGGCCCGCTCCTCGCGCATCGCATCCGCGCAGTCTCGGCAGATCCCGTCGCCGCTCGTGGTCTCGCACCCACAGGAGCGGCAGAGCCGGACCCGGCCGTGCAGGAGCGCGTCCCGCTGCGGCGCGTTGGCCTGCGTGCGAATCTTT